TCATTGGACAATGTCTTGAAGTAGACGATGAGAGCTCCTGCTTGCATCGGCGTGCCGTTAATCTGGAACACAAGTTCGACATCAGTGACGAAGTACGTGTAGTTCTGGAACGGCATGTTCTGGATGTTGTTCTGGTTGCCAAGCGCCAGGATGTCCCATGGTACTTTCTTCTCCCACAGAATCGTTCCCGCAGCAGAAGCCGACGTCCACGCAACAGTGTCGCGCTTCATCAAGCTCGTCAGACCATAGTCCAAGTGCATCGCCTCCTCATTGATGGACTGCGAAGCCAGAGCAACTTGATCGCCTCCGTAAAAAGGCGCCGTAGGCACCAAATTTTCGGTAGCAATCGTCGTCAAACCAGCCACGCTCGCTTCACCCCCTTCAGTAGGCTTCACAGCTCCCTCCGAGACGTACGTAGCCTCCTTGAAGACATTCCGCTTCGCCTGAGCTCGCGACAGCTCATGGTAGCTAGGGCACGAATGCCACACACGTCCAGCCTTGCTGTAAGCCTCCTTCAAAGTCGAGACGTAGTAGTTAAAGAACTCCTCATCCCACTGCGACGCCATGTCAATCATTTGCCGCACCACCTGGTCAAGCGACAGATCGAAATCCCGTGTCCAATGCAAAGTCTCCCACAAGGTACTCTTTCGCATCGCACCAGTATACAACCCATGCATGATCCGCGGCCTGCAGCCCAAGAACGACAGCTCCTCAAGCTTCTTGAACTCAGTTCCCATCACAGCCTCCTTGTCTGCCGGCGTGAACTGCTGTCCAATCTGCGCCATCAACTCTTTCAAGCGAATGGGAGTGATCAGACCAGCACCAGAGAACGAACTAACATTGTCGTCACCCAAGAGCTTCAACCGCACGTGATCATCGAAGATCTTGTCGGGATGCTCCTGAAGGAAACACCATCGGAAGTACAACTCATTCACGATGCAGTTCAAAATTGTCGTCCAGAATCCACCGCTGCAGTTGTTTGCCACAGTAGTGAAGAGAACGTCTCCGATCTGCATCGGCGCCTGGCTCTCGTGGGCTACCATGTAGGCAACTTCCGAACTCGTAGCACCGCACTCCTTGCACAGCTCGCCCAGGATCCAAAACGCAGCGTCTTGGAATTGCTTCTGGTGCCGGATGTCAAATTCCGCGTAGTCCCCATCGTAGTAGTTGGTGCCGACCTCCCGTAGGTAGTCAAGCAGCACTTGCATGTCGTGGGACTGCACGTTGAAGCCAATGGCAGCAGAAATCTTGCTCCGGACCGAGTTGAAAGCCGAAAGCACAGCGCCGAAACGCATGCGAAAAGCAACACAACTGATCATCGAGTTCGCGTAGGTCAGTCGGGTCGCCACTGCTTCAATTTTCTTCGGTTTGACGGTTTCGTCCTTCAAGTAGCCGATGAAGCGGTGGTCAATCTCTTCTCCATCATAGTTCGCCATCGTGAGCAGCTCTTGGTGCACCATGCCCCTGAAGGCTGGAGTGTACTCGAGCTGCCCATCCTTGTCAAACCAGACAAAGTCAGTCTTCCCCTTCTTGCGCGCTGAATGCACCAGCGGATAGCCGGGCGATGTCTGTACTCTGATCGAACTGAGCTTGCCAGGAACCCCAGCACAGCCCTCTTCGAACGATAGACCTCGCTTGCCCGTAGGCCAATACAAATTGCGACGCAGGTTTGCGAGCAACGCATTGCGGATGATCTCGATGTCGCCAAACGGCACTTCGACCGGCTTCGGAGCCAGAGTCCGCTTAATGGCGTTGGCCACTGGATCGATTCCTCTCGCTCGCTTATCCTTAGCGCTCAAGATCGCTGGCTCCTTCACAGACGCCACAGGCAGAAATTTGCTAATCGCGCTCTGACGCAACTTGCTCTTCTCTGACATGTGAATACGCTGTTCTGGAGGCACTTTCTTGATCCACACCAAGTTGGGCGACTCAACATCGACAGTCTCAAAGCTCCCTCCCTCTGAAGAGAACTCAAAGCCAGCCTCAAGAATGATAGCCGCAACTTCCTTGGCAAAATCCGGACCCCGAGCTTTGCGCATCACTTCAACAAACAGACTGTACCGCTTGCGCAGTTCGTCCTGATCGGTGACGCCCTCAATCGCAGTCAAAAATGCATCTGCCTCATGCTCAGCAGTCTCCCGAATGGCGGCATTCACTGTCTCTTGCGAAACAATTGTAGCCAATCCTTTAGGGTCATGGAACTTGAGAGCAGAACCAGCCACGTGAAGACCGCAGATCTTATTGACAAACGGACCCGAAGCCACCACCAGCGGAAGACCACAGTCCCCAGCCTCAGTAACAGCCTGGTAACGCCAAAGCTCTTCGAGCTGGATGCGTTGGCCTTCGTGCGAGTACGCTTGATCCTCCACCTTTTGCGCGTTGCTGAACCGAAGACGTCCACCCGACTCCTCGAGCCGCACCGGGACACTTTCGAGCCCATTCAACTCGTTTTCGGTGATGAACCTTTTACGAATGTCCTTGAACGACGGCAGTGTCGTATTGCGGATCCTCAGCGCAAGCAAGTCGTTGTCAGGGTTTGACCTGAAGTCATCTTCCTCGATCTCGACTTCATAGGTATTGCCCTTGTAGGCGAAGCTTGCGTGGCTGAAATCTTCGTGCGACCAAAGTTTACTCACCGTCCAGTGGTTGTAGGTAATGACCCACCTCCCCACGACCGGGATGACATTGACGCTCTTGATCTCGCCTTTCGCGAAGAATGTGAGAATGCCTGAAGGTACTTCACGCAGCGTTGCCGATTCTCCTCTCGACATTTTAGCGAACCACTTGTCGGCTTGCGTACGTGTTCTTGCTCCCCCGCGACGTGCGCGACGGTGGTGTGCAGCGCTGGATGAAGTGTGCAACTGCGAGTCAAATGAAAGCTCCTCTTGCTCCTCGCCAGATAGCCAGCCATAGATCGAGCGACCTGCATGGATGAGCATCAGCAAAACCGACACTTTTACTCCAAACTGCAGTCCGTTCTGGATGGACCCGGCAACGCACTCGTCGTAGCGGCCTGACCCCCACTTGAGCCAGCTCTCCTCAAACGTGACGACAAAATTGTCGAAACACGCCCTCTGGTAAGCGGCGGTTGTGCGGATCACATCAGGATCCAAGCTGGGCCTAGCCCGAGCCACACCGGCGTTCACTTCATCGCGCTCGCCGTGGACATCGAGATTAGCCATCTGAATGGCAATCTTATCGGACTCATACTCAGAGTGCTCCCTGCACATCGACAAGTCCTGGTCTTGGCCTCTTGCCCTGCAAACGACGTGTCGCTGGCAGCCCGGGAAGCTGCAGTGATGACGATGCACCTCTTTCAGGCAAGCGCCCAAAGTCACAGGTGATTCCTCAGTCGACACTACGTCTCGGGGATTCTGCTCGAACACCTGCCTGCAGATTTGTCTTCCACTACAGGTCGGACAAGTCCATGATCCACCGGTCACCCAATGGGAGGACTTCTTTCCACAGCAATTGTGCTCGCACCCTGGCCGGTTTCGCCCTTCAGATTGAAAGTTGAAGAGACTAGCAATCGCCTCGCTTGGGCTCATGGGGGCAGTGGGTAACTCAAAGCCGGCGCGAAGCACTTCATTGACAATGTCTTCAGCACTTCGCTCTTCGGCGATACCACCATCCACCATCGCCTGGATGATCTCGCACTGCTCGTTGTGATTGGCATAGTTGTTCCTAAGAACTTCTACGAGAGTAGCGAAATCAAGCAAGGGATACTTGGTGTCCTGGCGTGGGTTCAGGTCGACGGCATGATCAAACTCGGCTGGCAGTACACGGAAATTGCACCACTTAACGCTCTCGAGCTCTTCACGCGAATACTTCGTCGAATCGAAGTTATGTCCTCCTGGCTGGGTAGGCCTGAAGTCCTTGCTTCTCACGACTTGCACCACCAACTTGCGGCGGCGCTGAAACGCGCTTGCGTCGATTTCCGGAGGCCGATCCCACGGCGTGTTGTTCAAAGTAATGACCACTTCTGGAGCAGCCATAGTACCCTTGATACCCACATGAGGCGAATCAACAGAGGCCATGTTCGGCATGAACGGAGCAGTTGAGATCAACGTGAGATACTCTTGCGCACTTTCCGTCTTCTGGGTAGGGTCACCAACGAGAAACTCGTCCATTACTACTCGCTTTTGACCCTGATACCCGCTCCAATACTCGTCGGAATTCGACTTGTAGTAGACGTCAGATGGCACGCTGTCGAACGCTTCCCGTAGGAGGCGCTTCATGAGCAACGTCTTCCCAACTCCAGGTTCACCGGAGATGTGCATGCTAAAGGGAAGCCTGCGCGACCCTTGAGAATGCTTTTTCTGCACAAGGACTGAATGCACGGTAAATAGCCGAAAGTAGATTCCAAGCAACTGATGCCGGATCTCCGTCAAACCTCCACGCGTGCAGAGTCTCATAAGCGCCATGCCTTCTCGCATCAAGCGCTCGACCGTCTCTTCGTAGTACTGCGAACACACAACCGTAGAAGTGCGACTCAGCGCCACGAGTGCCAGGCTCGTGCTCTTCCATGACTCGAACTTGTACTCAGCCTTAGCCTTTTCACCCCCGTAGGCGTGAACGAAAGCAAGACGGATAGTCGATGGAAGGAGAGAGAACAACGCTCCCATGGAGTTGGACATAATAGTCCCCCCCGCCATGGCCAACATCATAGCCTTGACCTGTCCTGTGAAATCCACACGAGCCTCGCCCTTGAGCTTGAACATGTAGATCCCGACCCCACACAACAAAGCAGTTACATCGGTGTTTGACTCCGACTGATACTTGAGCATGGATTGTCCGGCGTGGATGATGAGCGTGATCATTCTGTTTGCCAACTTATAGCCGATGATTCCGGAGAACCCGAAGAAGGAGATGATGACGATAACTGCGCAGTTGGCGATTTGGCGCATGGCATCACTATCTTTGACCTTACTGATCAACCAGTCCGCCGTGAGAACACGAAGGAGCAAGTTGATGAGCATGTCCTTTACCTTCTCGATCAGCGAGCTCAGAGCTTCTGACACAAATGTGGTAAACGCCTCCAGCATACTGAAGAGCTTGTCCACAATGGCCTTCAGCAGATCCTTTACGCCGGTTGCAGCAACACGCAAAGTGTCACGCAACCAGTTGAAGATCTTGTCGAACATTGGTTGACCGTCGGGCTCGTCGACTTCGGACGATGTCGAAACATCCTCGCGGTATCCGAAGTCTCCGTTGACTCCTAAGCGAGCACGTAAAACGTACAGCTTGGAAATCAAGCGCGCGTTGTCTTCGAGCGGCCCAAATTGGCGATCAGGCATGTTCAGTGCGTAGATCACATAAGGGGAGCCCTTAACAAGCCGGACAGACTCCTTCAGCTCTCGTTTAAGCTTGGGAGGGGCGGCTGATCCCAGAATGCCTCTGCTGATGTTCAACGCAAACAAAGCTGCGTCGATATACTGCTCGGCATTCTTCTTAAAGCCCGGCGAACACTCACCATTCATCTGGCACGAGTAGTGCCAGTCGACGCACTTGTACGCAGGACAAGAAGCCCCATGAACGGCGTCAGAACAATGATGTTCTCGCGCCCACCTCTGATCCCTTTCAGGAACATCAGTGGACTCTTCGATCGCTTCTGCTACCGCTTCGCGCACTTCCTCCAAAGCTACGCTAGCGTCATCAGGTGAACGCTCGAAGGCTGCACGGAGAGCGTCGGTCGGCACTGAAACAGTGAGACCGGCTAGAGACAGATTCGGCACACGCGTGCTTCTTTCTGCTTCAGAAACCATCCTCTCATCTGCTGCGCTACGTAGCTTGGTCAGAAAAGAGAGACGCTTCGATCGCCTCTGCGCGGTTGACCCAATAGCCTTCATCACTGCCGTAGCAGCTTCAGGGTCGCTGGTCGTTTTGCCCTCACTCTTGTAGAGAGGGTCTTTCGTGAGCTTGTCAAGGCTCACAGAAGAGAGGTTTCCTTGCTCGCGGACAAGGCTCTTCTTCGGTGGCGAGCGATTGCTCGCCGTTGCGACGGCGTATGACAAAACACCGTCGGCTGCCATATTGGGGACGTGATTGTCCCGTATAGGAGTGGCAAAACATGCTCCTTGGCTAGCGGGGGAGGAAAAGATGTAAACCCCCGAAAGCCCCGTTGATTCTTGACGTCTCGATTGACGCGGAGATGCACGGTTTACACATCTCTCTCGCTCATTTTCGTGTGGCATTGCGCCCACACGCAGACCCTCGCTAGAGGTCAATACTCTATTTACGCCAATGGCGCCGACATCCGAGCAAATGCCGTTGTTA